ATGCGCCTGTGCCTTGGAATGTGACACTTGCCTCGACCATGCCATCAAAGTTTGCTGTGATGGAATGACCAGTGACGATCACTGTTCCTGATAGTTTGATACCTGTTGTCTCACCAGATGGATACAATTCAATTAATGAAGTTGTAGTCCCTTCGTTGACAGCATCAAACAAGTTGATGTTTCCTTGTCCAGACTCATCTCTGAAATATATGTCCATACTTCCTGAGAATTGTCTTAGACCAGGGATATAAGTTCTTGCACCTGACCCCATCACTGTAGATTCAATTGCATCCAACTCTTGATCCACTGTGAAAGATCTGATTGATGCTACATTGATTACAGAAGATGAAGAATTGTCCGTAAACTTAACAACACCTGACTCACCTGTATAGGTAGTTGTATTAGTCGCCATTGTTTATCTCCTCAATGTTTTGATCCTCACCTTTGATAGGATCATTTTTTATTACCTCAACATCCTTGACCTTGAGTTTGTATTTTCTCTTTGGTTTTGGTGTTGATGTCTTAGATGGTTCAAAGGTCCAACCATCATCCAAATGTGCCTTGGCATCCATGCCTCGGACCATTGTGAATTTCCCGTCTTTATACATTTTTGTAGCCATTATACTACTCCTTTTTTATATGTGTATATTACATTAACAGTCACGACCACTTCGCCCAATGGCAGTTCTCTGTCTATGACTTCTATGTTTGATATGGTTGTCTTGACATTGTGTATGTTCGCCTGTGCCAATGTAATATCTCTGTCTCTAGATTTTTCTAGTGTCTCTTCAATTCTTTCAATTATCTCGTTCCTTAAAGTATCAATCTGTGTGCCTCTCACATAACATCTTAGTTGGATTGCTATGTCTGACTGCCTTAGGTCAGTTGCTAGGTCAATCCTGTTTTCATTCTGTGTGACAACCAGTATCGCTGGGAATTGTGTGATAGCAAGTTTCTGCACATCAAACTTGTCTCTGGACACATGAGCCACAGCCGGATCTGTCATGTTCTCCAGTTGATCAACTATGTTCTTTGTGATGTTTTCTCTTGCTGACATTACCTAATTAAACGCCCCATATGAAATGATTGTTTCTCAGCATCCGTGAATGTTCCTGAACTATCAAGATCGTAATGGACGCCGTCTCTTAAAATAAGATCAAATTCTTCTTCAAATCTTGACTTGTAGTAATTCATCTTATTTGTGAAAGCATCACCATCTGGATCAAAAGTAGATAGTCTCGGATAGATGTAATAAGCCAACACATGATACACGGCCGCCCTTACAAATTGATTAGCATTTAACTTGCTGTTTGTAAGTTTGAGATTGCCGCCAACAACACTAATGTCGTTGGTTCCGTATTGTTGCGTAGGCCACCATTTTATATTGAGCAGTCTAATTATGTCGTCGTATGTCTTTTCGTGTAGGTCTGAAAAGTCCTGTATTCCGTATTTGTGAATATCAGGTTCATATTCTTTGATGTTGTTATCAGTTGCGAATGTTGGCATTTTAAAGTCCTTCTTTAATGTATTACTATCAAGTCCTGCTTGATATTATTATTTATTGTAGTTTTTCTAAGAAGTGTTTTATTGTTATAACCGGTATGGTGACATCAGGTTGTTGGTCATTGACCACGAATATGTTGTTGTCTGTTTGATTCATATAGTATAGATGCTTGATACAATGATTGGTATGTTTCAATGGTTTGGCCTTGCCTCTGACATCTGAATAATCATATACCGTTTCTTTGGTTATGCCCCAGTCACAGCCTAATACATAGATGTTTTCATTTTTTCTGTCTGTGAGATTGTGCGCCAATTGTATCGCCAATATGCCTGAATTCTGTGCATTGACTTGAAACTTGCCTGCGATTGGTTGAACATCATTCCATTGGTTTGGTTTTGCGTAGTAGTTCCTTGTCCAGTATTTTACATCGTGCTGTCTAACAAGTTTTTTCATCATAGGTTGATCGAAACAACACACATGATCCACCTGTCTATCATTAAGGATATAGTTGCAACCTATCTCTATGTTCTGTTTTGGTAAGGTGTTTATTAACTTTTGTCTTGATGGGCCGTTCAGCCAAACTATTGTTGCCATATTTTTATTTACGGATAAAAAAAAGGCCCCATATTGCTACAGGGCCTTTTGATATATGAGCAGAGGATATTCCTCCAATCGTTATTAAGATACAGTTGAGTCAACTGCCACTTTAACACCGTATGAATCATGTAATTCTGATACACCGTATGTTGCCGTGCAAATCACCTCAGTCGCTCTGGCACTTTCATCCCTTTGCGTTCTGATCTGTATGTCTTGACCCATTGCTAATCCTAAGGCATCTCTAGCGAACACGCCGTTGACACAAGAAGTAGCAGAATCTTCTACAACATTTGAAGACTCGAAAATATCGATGCCTGCTATTCTACCAACAAATCCTTCTGTCATTGCTTCGTTTACAACGCCAGTGTTTCCTTGCGGAATGAATGTTGATGTCATAGTTTTCTTCATGTTGAAGATTGCTTTTGGATTGAACACACCGAAGTATGGTCCTGGGACTCCAGCCGCTTTTAATTTAGCCGCCGCCGCAAATAAGTGAGCCGCTGTCATCTCTGATTGAGTGTCAGTTGCTGAACCTAATGCGAAAGTTGAGAAGCCTGAGAATAGAGCAGTTAAGTCCTGGTCCATTTTCTTAGCAACAGCCTCACCGAACAATTTACCTAAATCAGCGATCACATTTGAACTTGAAAAGTTTAGAGATAAGTCCGAAACATTTGTTCCGATACCTACTTCTGCTAATGTGATATCTTTTTTAGAAGTAGAAATTGCACCTAGTGTGATGTCGTCTGCTTCTGTTAATGCCGCCGCTGTTTGCGCCGGGTAGATTGGAACCTGTAAAACTTTTCCTGAGTTTCTTGGCACAGCAAAGTTTTTTACAAGGTTTCTCATTACTGATCTTTCTGATGCTACGAACATCGCCTCTTGGACGATGGGTGCTAAAAGATCATCTAATGTTGAAGTTAATGATTTGATTTCTCCAGCCATTATTCTTCTCCTTTTTCTTTAGTTGTTAATATTACCTTATACCTTGTTTCTTTCGATACTCAGCATAAAGTTTTCTGTGTTCTGGATTTGTCATATCCAGTTTGGAAATATCAACATCTAGAGAGGCATCAGTGTTGGTGTTTGATTTACTACCGCCACCTGCTGGTCCCGCCTGGACGAAATGAGGATTGCTCTTTAAGAACTCTTCTACTAATCCATCTACAGACAAGGCTTCACCTGTGTCAGAGTATCTAGTTTGTCCAGTCTTTATGTCGATAACCTCAACATCACCGGCTTCTGACATCTTGACCTGATCTCTCACAAGCCTCACGACTTGTTCAGGATTGATCGCTTTCTTTGTTGAAGCACTTGATAACAATGCCCCATCAACTTTGATCTTTGTCAGTTCTCCGGTAAGTGATTGTATCCTAGCATTGGCTTTCTCGGCCTGTTGCTGTAAGATCTTTTCAAACTCACCTTTCCTTTTTTGCTCGGCCATTTGGGCCTGTTCTTCTTTAGCAATCAAGGATTGATACTTCTCAACATCTACACCCTCGAACCTTCTCAACACCTTTGATTCTTCTGTCTTTCGAATTTTAGAAGCAATGGCATCTACCTGTTCTTGTGTATAGGTTTTAGGTTCTGTTGATACCTCCTCCTGCGATGGCGTATTTTTAATGACTTCTGGTTGAACAGCAGTAGTTTCAACTTTAGTGTCTGTCAATGATTCTTGTTGTGTCATCGTCACTTTCTCCTTTTTTGTTTAGGTCTGATCTGACCCCGTTGTGTTTATATTTACCGCTCATACGACCATCTTTGTAGTTAAAAGGATTGATAGGTTCCTTTCCTTCATTCTGTGATGGAGCATAGAGCGACAGCAATTCAAGTCCAAGGGCGTGTGCCACAGACTTGATATTAATAAGAGCCTTCCTTGCCCTGGTGGCAAATCTCATAGAAGGATTCTTCATTAATTTTTCTTGATTAGAAAAATATTCTAAACATAATTTTTTAAATTGTTCGTGTCTGGCTGATTCAACTGGTTGCCGATATAATCTTCTTTTCATTTCAATTCATCAGGCTCAATGCAAGTGAATGATATAGAATGCCAAGGAGCAATACGACCATGGCTATTCTTATATAATTCTCCAGTCTGAACTGACTGGGCGGCCATATAAGATTTATAACCTTTTGAATACATCTTTGGACCAACGACTTTAGCAGGTTTCCACTCCTGTCCATTTTTGTAGAACTTGGTATGATAGTTCTGTGAGCCTTTGGCTTTCTTTACACCTGCCATCTATTTCTCCAATCATAGTTTGAATCCTTTTTTCCAAGTCTGCAATGACCAATATGCCGGACTTAGAGTCTTCTGTCCTTTGACATCATCCAGTATGGCACCCATCCTTGCGTTGAAACTCCTACGCCTTGCTGGATTGTTCCTGCCTATGCTCATTCCTTTTTGTCCAAAATTTACTTTCTTGACGTTGCCTGTGTTTCTATCTCTCACAAAAACTTTGAATTTTTTGACATCACCTCTCATAACTTTATTAAGTTTGACATCTCTGCCTTGGTATTTTGCCATTATCTTTTTCTCCTTAGGTCTAGGTCGTGTTTCCTACTACCTCTCAAAAATGAATTTACTCTGCCCATTGCCCATTGGTTCATACCAATGCCCGGTCTTGATCCTGCTGTCAGAAAAGCACCTTGTCCTCTCCTATACACTTTTCTAAGTGTTGAGAAAGTGAATCTACTCTTGTTTGCTTTTTGTTGTAGTGTCCTTCTGGTTGTTGAACTTAAAGGTTTTGCCCTACTTTTTCTTTTTGCCAAGTCTAACCCTCCTGTCTATCAATGATTGTGGTATCCGCTTGCCTGCTTTGGCCAATGCTGATATCTGTCTCATTGTGTTTGCCAACATAGTCCGCTGTCTGCCCTTCACACCTGACAGATATTTCTTAGGAATACCAGTTGCTTTATCTTTTGGGACTTTTCTTCTTTTCGCCATCTGTGACTCCTTTTCCTGCGACATATCTTGGGTCGCCTTGTTTCCATCTTTGATATGCCACCGTGTTCAGTAGCACATCTGCTTTGCTTACAATCAGTCTGTGGATTTGTCTATCCATACTCGTCCTGTTCGTTGTCTTGCATTATTTAATGTTTTGAGATCTTGCTGTATGAGAACAGGCACAGGTGTTGAATGCCTTTTGTATTGTGGATGTGAATACAGCCATTCTTCATTGTCTCGCAAGTTCAATCTGTAATGTAGTTTGCACAGGCGATTACCACTGGCGTTAGGATGTATCCACATCCTGGCCACATAATCTCCCAAAGGTTTGACTTTGTGTTCGCCTCTCCAACGGCACACATCGATCTTTTGCTTACGCCAGTATGCTTTGCTCCAAGGACACACAGACACAATTGAAGCAAAGTATTCTGTCCAATTAACCTCTTCGTTTTTTGCCGCCACGATTCTTTTTTTTGCCCATTCTCTTG